AATGACTAACCAACGAACTAATATCGCTCACAACGGAATCATCTACGAAGTATTCCAAACATTCACACTGAAAGACCTCGAAGGCTGGGCGGAAAATGTCGCAGACCTCATGCGCAATAACGGCGTCATCGCTACTTACGGCGTCCGCCGCCCCAACGGTCGTAAAGAATACATGCTCGATGAGTACGCCAACGGAACCACCGGAAATCTAAAAGCAATCTAAGTGAGGTAACATCAATGCACCAAGAATAAACAACATCATATAAACTGTTTGTCAACAGAGATCCCCGGGAGATCCCCGGGGATTTTATGATATGATGCGGGCTGTCGTTGTTACCTCGATGACACGCCCCCATCGTTCAGTGCATTCCGATGGGGGCATTTTTATGGCACGATCCAGCACCGAGGCGTCGATCACCCGGGCGATTAAAAAATATCTGAACTCGATCGAGGACGTGTGGTATTTCAAAGTTCACGGTGGTCCATATCAAACGGCAGGGATCCCAGACATCCTCGCCTGCCGTGACGGTAGGCTGTTTGGATTCGAGGTCAAGCAGGTCGGCAAAAAAGCCACGCCGATTCAACAGCGGACGATCGACCTAATCAACGACGCTGGCGGAGTAGCCCTTGTGGTTCACTCTGTGGCAGACGTAGAGGCGGCTTGGTATTGAATAAGGTAGCCGAGTCCTATAACCGGCTGGCAGAGGGCTATGACGCAGACTACGGGACATCATTTAACTTGGCGGAAGAACGTGAGATCTCCCGACTGGTCAAGCCGTACATCCACGGCATGGTGCTTGACGCAGGATGTGGCACGGGACTTCTGCTTGACCTGCACCAAGATAGTGACAACCTTCTTATTGACGGTTACCATGGCGTAGATATTTCAGCAGGGATGCTTGAAAAGCACAAACAGAAGCACCCGTCATATCTCACGTCCTGCGGCGACGCTTGGGAGTCAGGGGTCGCAAGATTCCACAACGTTGTCAGCCTGTTTGGATCGCCAAGTTACACTGACCCACATAAAGTTTCGCGTGGGGTCCAGCAAATGTTGAAGCCGGGCGGAAGGTTCTTCCTCATGCCTTACGCCGCAGGGCGTTTCAAGACAGCGTCGAAGGGTAATCACCTAGTGGATTCCCATGCGGCTCTGTGGTACAACACCAGCGCAGCTATTTGGGAGGCGTTCCTGAGGTACGAAGGCGCAACCAATGTTGTGGTGCGTGGCTTCAACCTGTTAGGATCTAAGCGACTGCTGAGAGCCGAGGCGCCACTGACCCGACGCTTTCCCAACCGATGTCAATATCTAATCATTACGGGGGTGATGTAGATGCCGGGGATACGTGTGCAGAATGGGAAGGATGTTTTCACGTCCGCCCTTGACCGGCTAGTTGAACTTTATTCCAAGCCCGAGGATGAGGTAGTCGTCTCATTTTCAGCAGGCAAGGATTCGATGGTCGTCCTCGAAGTAGCGATCTTGGCAGCGACCGAAGCCAACCGCCTGCCCGTCAAAGTTCTTATGCGTGACGAGGAAATAATGTTCCCGGGAACGTATGAATACGCCGAGCGTGTGGCGGCACGACCCGAGGTGGACTTCCACTGGATTTATGCGTCGCAGCCAATCCTCAATGTATTCAATCGTGAGAATCCATTTATATGGGTATTCGATCCGCTGCTAGATCCCGACGACTGGATCAGGAAGCCGCCTGATTTTGCATACGAGATCCCTGAGAAAAATATCAACGAGATGATAACCAAACAACGGTTCCCTTGCGATGGAGATCTGTGGCAGGTGACAGGCGTCAGGGCGGCGGAGAGCGCATCCAGACGATATTCGGTATTCTCGGCAAAGGGCTGGAAAACCAAGCCCAACCGTATGGGCACCCGTGCAGCCAGACCTGTATTTGATTGGCTAGACAGCGACGTGTGGAAAGCTGTGCAGGACTTCAGTTGGGATTACAACTCAGCCTATGACACATTATTCAGAAACGGTGTGAGAGCGTCAGCCTTACGGATCGCACCACCGACGATGTCGGCAGCGGGCGTTGGGTTGTTGCAGGTCGCAGCGAAAGCATGGCCACAGTGGTTCGACAGGGTGGCTCAGAGAGCACCGGGAGTCAGGACGGCGGCGAAGTTCGGTAAGCGGGCTGTGAGCCCTGTCCGTCGAACAGGCGAGACATGGATGGACACATTCCAGCGTGAGTGTGTCGACGAAGCCCCGGCATGGATTAGTGACCGGTCAGCAAAGGTGGCGTCAGCGTTGACCCGGATGCACAACCGGCACTCAACCGAGCCGTTCCCTGACACCAAGAACTGTCGCAACTGCGTGGGTTCGATGGGCGCATGGCGAGCAGTCGCCAACGCTATGTATTCCGGGGATCCGTTCAGTATGAAGGTCGGCAAGCTAGTGCCGTTCATGGAGCCTGAGTTTTTCCGGGCGGGATCCGGTACTTGGGGAGGATCTCCCACTTATGGATAGCGTCAAATTATCGGTTGCTGTTTGTCACACTCCCGGTATAGCTTCCGAACGTGACGACCTTGTCAAACGCCTGCGCAGGCAGTACCCAGAATTGACGATCGTTCACGACTACGACCGAGAGGGTAGCTGGCCATCGACTTTGAAAGCGTCCCGAGCAATTACACCCGGGGCGACGCATCACATGATCATGCACGATCACGCTTACATTCCAGACGGCGCACCCGAGGCTTTGATCCGTGCGATCGAAGCCCGTCCTGACGACGTCTTGGCTCCATACACGCCACGCAATTTTGTGCATAAGGTTGTCGGTGCTTGGTGCCGAATGAACGGCGTGTGGGGGACGGCGGTAGTCGCTCCCGTTCAGCTATGGGACGAGTTTAGGTCGTGGGCATTGAATTGGACAATGTCCGCCCCTTCAACCTCGGCGGATAGGCGGATAGGGGTGTGGCTGATTGGTACAGGACGGGACGCCATAGTTCCAATTCCAAGCCTTGTTACGCATACAGGGGTTAAGAGCCTGCTTGGACACCCGAGGACAACGCCACGGCGAGCGGCGATCCTGTTCGGCGATCGACCCGAGCCTGCGTGGTCTGAATGGCACGACAATGGTCCACTATTCCCAACAACCCCACTAACAGACCTCGTAAAATGTATTGACCCCGACAAGATCGGCAAGTGGTTCAATATGGTGGCGAAACTCAAATGATGAAATACACGAAGGACGGTGGCGAGAACTACCCGGTGCAGCAGGGAGAGGTCTGGCACGTCGGTGAACATCAGATCCGATGCGGGGATCTAATGAACCAAGAAGATTGCGACTGGCTTTCTGATTTTAGACCAGCCCTTGTCTACACCGACCCGCCGTGGGGTCAGGCTCTCGCTACGGGATTCAGAACGAAAGCAGGGCTTAACGATTACGTGACCTATCAGTATTTATTTAGAGTAGCATTTCAATTAATAAATCTTCACTACGGATCTGTTCCAACCTACTTTGAGCAGGGCACAAAGTGGGCTCAGGAAATGCAAGACATCGCAGTAGCCGAAGGGCTGAAATTCAAGAATGTTTGGGGGATCACCTATTACAAGAAGTCCCCGGCAACGCTGACACTTTTCAACGCTGATAGCAAATCAGACATGACAGGAATAGATGACAACAACACTCCCGCCATAGCAATTATGGATCACACATCCCCCGGAGATCTAGTTGTCGATCTTATGACCGGGCGTGGGCTCACCTCCGCCACCGCCGCAGAACTCGGCAGGGTATTCGCAGGCATGGAACTCTCTCCGTGGCGCGTGTCCTGCGCACTTACCAAGCTAAACAAAATCACAGGATTGGAGCCTCAACGTGGCTAAACGACAAAAGGGTCAGGCAAAAGTCGAGACCATAAAACTTGAATCGCTAGAGGTTGTTTATGTCGACATGGGCGACATAAAGCCCAACCCGTACAACCCGAACCGACAATCAGATCACGAATTTGAAATGCTGCAATCATCCATCGAAACCGATGGATTCACACAGCCCGTGATTGTCCAATCCTCGGATGCACAATTCCTGCCGAGTCACATCGTTGACGGGGAGCACCGATGGCGAGCAGCAGCAGCCGAAGGACTGACCCGAATCCCGGTGGTGTACGTGAACTTCACCGAGGAACAGATGAAGATCTCGACCATCAGGCACAACACCGCCAGAGGATCTCACGACGTTGAACTTGAAGCGAATGTCCTTCGAGACCTTGAAAAGCTAGGGGCTTTGGATTTCGCGCAAGACGCTCTGGGATTATCCGACGTGGAGATCCAAAGACTGATCGAGGATATTCAAGCCCCGGAAGGACTGGCAGGCGAGGATTTCGCCGACTCATGGGACGTTGGAATCTCTGCGGACAATGGAGATCAAGGCGGCGATGAGAGCCAGTCAAATAACAGCCGCACTATTTCGGGCACACCCGAGGCTGTGGAGGCTATGCGGCGGGCTGAGGTAGCCGCAAGAGCCGCCAACACCGAGGAAGAACGGCAGGCGGTAATCAAGGACTTGAAGGTCTATCGGCTTATGCTTTCATTTCCGTTTTCTGACAAGGCTCTGATAACCTCAGTATTGGGCGACGAACCAGCGTCCAAGATACTGGAACTCATAAAAGCAGAGGCTGAGAAAGTATAGTGACAACGCAACTCAGACGCCCAGAGAAGTGGGAACGAATGCCCGACGAGGGAGCAAAACCGTGGGCAGCGTTCCTCACATTCCTAAGACTGGGTCCAGACCGCTCATTGGACAGAGCCTACTGTGAAGCAATGGGGCGTCCGCCGGGTGCCAGCCGTGCATCTGGGCGGTGGAATGTGTGGAGTTCGTCGTGGGCATGGGTGCAGCGAGCCGCAGCATGGGACGCCCATCTTGAGCGGGAATCACAAAAGGGGTTGGTAGCGTCGGGGATTGAAAACGCGCGAACACGGGTGAGGAATATCACAAATGTTCAGAACGCTGCGATGGTCATAATCAGCAAGGCTGATCTCGGCAACCTCGATTCGACCGAAGCCCGAAAGCTTTTGCCAATCGCTCTCCGTGCGTTAGATGAGACGGCGGAAAGCCTGCGTGAAGAATTCGGTGTGGCTGCACGTCCCACGACATCCCGTGAACTTATTGTCACAGGCGAGATGGAAGGCGGTGTAATGATCGCTGAAGATTTCGATGACGATGAATTACTGACGAAGATTGCAGCGAGGGAGCAAGGCTTTGACGCCGATGTTGAAGGTGATATAAATGGTCGTGGCGAATTCATACCGGAGAGAGCAGCCATTAGCGAGCACCCGCCAAGCTAGGCGCAGGGCGCGCAGGACGCTCACAGCATTCGGTGAGCACGTTTACCCCGGTTACATCACAAGCAAGTACACGAAGATGCTGGCGTCGCTGCTGGAAAAGGTTGTGACCGGCGAGATAACTCGCCTGATTGTGGAGATCCCGCCACGGCATTCTAAGTCTGTACACGTCTCTGAATTGCTCCCTGCATACGCTCTTGGGCACAACCCTGATATGCGCATCATCCTCTCATCCTATGCATCAGGCTTGGCGGCTGCATTTTCTCGGCGTGTGAGAAACACGATTGGCGGCGAGCGTTATGGCAAATTATTTCCTATCACACGACTGGCTCCTGACTCTAAAGCTGCGGCGTCGTGGGACATCAGCGGCAGGGCAGGCGGGATGATTGCGGCGGGCGTGGGATCCGGTATCACAGGGCATGGCGCAGACTTGCTGATAATCGATGACCCGGTCAAGGATCGGAAAGAGGCTGAATCGTCAGCACGAAGGCAGGACGTGTGGAATTGGTACACGTCGACAGCGCGCACTCGGGTTCACCCCGGCGGAGCGATAATCGTCTGTCAGACTCGGTGGCACCACGATGACCTCGCAGGGCGATTGATCGAGGGGCAGGATGACGAGGATCCTGACTCAGAGGAATGGACGGTCTTGAAGTTCCCTGCGATCGCAACCGAGAACGATGATCTTGGGCGCGAGGTTGGCGAGGCATTATGGGAGGAACGTTACCCTCTTGAGGAATTGCTCCGCATCAAGAGAGACGTGGGGACAAGGGATTGGATCGCTTTATATCAGCAAGAACCGACTGACGAGGAAGGCGCAATATTTCCAATCGCATCGTGGCAATATTACAGCCCGGCTGAATTTGATTTCAACAGTCGATTCCGCACATTTCAATTACTTGACACGGCGTACAAAGATGGTCAGCAGAATGACTATTCGGTCGTTGCTACATGGACACGATCACCGGACGGGATCCTGTACGCCCGGGACTGGGTCAGGGAGCGGTTGCAGTTCCCTGCATTGGAGCGGTTGGCGAAAGCGCAATATGATAAATGGAAGCCCGACGTGGTCTACATTGAGGACAAGGCTTCTGGCATTTCGCTGATTCAAAACCTGATAGCCAAAGGGATCCCGATTCAGCCTTACTCGCCCGACGGGGACAAGGTTGTCAGGGCACACGCCGTGACGCCGTTCGTGGAATCAGGTAGGATGATATTGCCTGACGATCACGAGATGCTCTCTGACTTTCTTCAAGAACACGCGAAATTCCCGGCAGGGGCACATGATGACATGGTCGACACGACAACGATGGCAGGCATAGTTTTGGGACGCAGGGAAAGTTCGGGGAACAACCGGCTTGAAGTAGCACCGAAGGAATCACGATGGTAAACCGAGACCGCACAGCAGAGGTTCAAAGCCATGAAGCCCCGCCACGGGATCCGGTTGAATCGCCACCGCCCGATGCAGGAACGGTCACGAAGATCCTCGGAGACGCAGGGCTTTCAATTTGGGCTGGCTATCTCGGTGAAGAATATCTTGTTGACCTAAAGCCGTGGAGCAACGAAGCGCGCTACGTCCTCGAAGCCCGTGACGAGACACTCATCGGGACGCTGCTCGACGCTGTCAAGATGCCGATGATCCGGTCTGAGATCGTCGTAGAGCCTGCGAGTGACGATGTTGCAGATGTCGCATTCGCTGAATTTGTTGACTGCAATCTCCGTCAGATGCACAAGCAGAGCATCCGTAAATGGCTCACCGATATGATCGAGGCAATCGAGTTCGGTTTCAGCCTCGGTGAAATTGTCTTAGAAAAGCGAACCGATGGACGCTTGTGGATACGGAACATCATGCCCCGAGGACAGGAAACTCTGAGGCGATGGGCTGCTGAAGATCCTGCACACCCTGACGAGTTCTCACATTTTATTCAAGGCATGTACCGAGGATCTGCGCCAAGGCGTGAAATAGCGATCCCGCTCAACAAGTGCGTCCACGTAACGTGGCGAGGTCGCAAGGGGAACCCGCAGGGCAAAGGGCTTCTGAGGTCGCTGTATGTCCCATATAAGTTCATCAAGAATTTCCGGGTAATCGAGGGCATTGGCGTCGAGCGTGACATCGGTGGGACGCCGATCATAAAACTCCCCGGCGGACAGAATTCTCTGAGCGACACTGAAAAGACGGAACTGAAAAAGCAAGCTGAGGGGTTGAGGAATGATGAAGCCCTTTATGTAATGGTGCCAGAGGGCATGGATATCACCGCCTACAATTCTGGCGGGAAGTCGACGAACGTCCGTGAAATTATCAAGGACTATGAGACGCAGATCCTTATGAGGATGTTTTCACAGTTCTTGAAACTCGGCATGGATAACGTCGGGACGCAAGCCCTTGTGGTCGGGTCGCAGGACTTTTTCACAATGGCAATCGAGTCAATACAAGACGAGTTGATCGAGCAGGTAAATGAGCAGATTGTTCCATACCTCGCCCGGTTCAATACTTTCCCCGGCACAACAGGATTGCCAAGAATTACTTGGACAAAGCCGGGGGCTATGGACGTCGCCAACATCGTGGAGTTGTTCACGAAGGGCGCAGCGCAGAAGATATTTACACCGACCCGTGAGGATGAGGTACGCCTGCGGGATGAGGCAGGGTTGCCCGAACTCCCCGAGGGCGTCGGGGATGGTCCACGGGAAGTGCAGAGCGTCGTCAACGACGTGTTCGGGGGTCTCGGTCTGCGACGAGATATGGGGCAGTTCTATGACGAGGTCAGGCGATACGATCAAGCGGCAGGCGGAGACCTGCGTGGGATCCCCGGGAATTATGAAAAATTCACAAATGCTTATCAGAAAGAACTTGTTGGCATTTACGACAAGTGGGCGGCGGAGACTAGCCGCCTGATGTCGCTGCCGGGCAAAGGCATCACGGAAGCCAACGCAACCTTGAACACTCGCCTCAACCAACTCTCTGCTGATTTGAAACTTCTTGCCCGGGCACGTATTGGCGAGGCGTCACAGATGGGGTTGGGGACGGTGCTCGGTAAGCGAACTCATGACCCTGTGGTGCAGCAGACAATCGCCACCCTTTTGAAAGAAGCCGAGATTAATATTGACGAGTCGGTTATCCCGGGCATCAAGGAAAAATTCGGGAAAGAATCAGGAGCGGTTCAGAAATTATCAGGGGCGCAAAAGAAGGACGCATTTGAAGATCTGTTCAGCGGTCGTAGGAACAGTGTGGCTCGGCAGGCGGGTGGTGCGCAGGTCGCTATTTTTGAGACGCAGAAAAGCGCAGGCAAGGTTGAGAACTCAGAGCGGCGCAGGCTAGGAATCAAGCCGATTGCCACCCGTTGGGTTTTAGATAAGACTGCGGATCACTGTGAAGATGATACCCACCGAGCGACTTTTGGTTGCCCGGGCTTGGCTAGAGAATACGCAGACGGGTGGGACTCGATGCCAACAGTTCCTGCGGGAGCGGTGTCATGCCTTGGTAATTGCCGGTGTTACATTGAAGCCGATCTTGAGGGGAACGGAAATTGGCAGCGAATCACGTAAAATATATGTCGGTGCGTCGGTGGCGTTCCCTACCCCGTCAGGGGCGACTTTCACCGGCGCATCGTTTGACATGGAATGTTCATCCATAGAGAATGTCTAAGTGTCTAATTTCAAAAAAGCCATATTGGGGTTGGAAATTTTCTCGATCGGTACTCATACCGACTCGGGGGGGGAGACCAACACGTTTACCCGCGACGATGTTGACTACATGGTCAACAAGTTCGCGAATGGCTATCCAGAGTTCGTACCTATCAAGCTAGGTCATACTAGCGACGAGTTCAACCGGCAGGTAGCAGCCGAACTTGGACTGCCTGCCGCTTCGCTGAACGGCGAAAACGGTGAGGGTCTTGATGGGGTTGCCGCTCTCGGTCAGGTTGTGAACCTGTACACAGAGGGCGATAAATTAGTTGCTGACCTAAAAGTTCCTGACGAGATGGTGAAACTGTTTCAAGAGGATTATTTTAGGGATGTGAGTTGCGAGCTTTCGGTGGATAATCAGGATCGTTGGATCCTCGATGGACTTGCCATGCTCGGAGCCGAACGACCGGCAGTTGGAGACCTTGCAGGAATCGCAGCCGCCGCCGTTCATAAAAAACGGACAGCAAGTGTTGTCCGTAGTTTTAGTCAGGCATTACCAAAGAAGGTGAATATGTCCGAGCAGGATCAGAGCAAGATCGACAAGATCTTGGGACTCGTTTCTGGCGACAAGATTTCATTCTCCGAATTGGAATCCGCTGGCTTGAAGTTCGAGAACGAAGCCGACAAGGGCGCAGTCAAAGACGCAGTCAGGGAATTGCAGGAGCGATCCTCAATGCTGGACGAAGTCGTTGGTTTGTTGCAGCAGGCGATTGAGTTGACCTCAACCGCTGCCGAAGAAGGTGACGAGATTGTCGAGGACGACGTGGCTTCTGAGCCAGCAGTCGCAGCCAAGGCACTCGTCGGGCGTTTGACTACGGTCATGTCCTCCGATAAGAATTTCAAGCAGGGCGCAGATTTCAAGGCGGCGGTAGCTAGTGCAGTCAAGGAATCGACTAAGGAACTCATTGCTCAAGTGGCAACCCTTACCGGTGACACGACAGTCGCTAAATACCGTGTGGAGACTGAAAAACTCGTCGGCATGGAAGGCACTCCCCAAGAGTTAGCCGAACAGTTAGCAGATCTTGAAGGCAAGGCAGGCAAGGAAACCGCCACTGCCATGCTCTCTAGCTGGAAACAGGTTTCCACATTCGCAGTCGAATCAGGGCAATTCAAAGCCGTTGGTGAAGGCGAGGGACAAGGCGAGGGCGTGAACAGCGAGCCGTCTGATCTCGAAAAAGAAGCGAGCGAATTCAAGGCAGCGAACCCGTCATTCTCTGAGTCTCAGGCTCTGAGTGCGGTACGCCTGCGCCGAATGCGCTCGGTTAGGGAGGTCAAGTAATCATGGATCAAATGCTGACCATTCCCGGGGCACACGCCACGGGTGATCTCTCGGCTCTGCAATATCAGGCTGTATACCTGACAGAAGATTTTGGCGTCGCCGGGATCACCAACTCCAACGTCGCTGCATTTGCGCAGGCTGGAATTGGCATATTGCAGGACGATCCCGCTGCTGACGGCGAACCCGCCAGTGTAGCCATACTTGGTATTTGCCGAGCAGAGGCTGGCGGGTCTATTACGCAGGGGGCGTATCTCACCCTCGACGATGACGGCAAGGTCGTAGCCGGTGCACTTGAAGCGGATCTTGCATCCGCCGATCGTGCGATCATTGGACGTGCGCTTGGAGACGCCGCTTCTGGCGACATTTTCACGATCGCCGTAAACTTCATCACACCAGTACCACACGACACCGAGTAATCGGGCGGAAGGAAATGAGAATGGTAACTAGGCGTAAATACGCTGGACCAACTCAAAACGACATGCGTCCGGTAGATCCGGTACTGACTGACCTCAGTATTGGCTACAAGAACCCAGATTTTATTTGGGATCTCTTGGCTCCGGTCGTGCCTGTCGATGAGAAGTCTGGCACGTACTTCATTTGGGATCGGGACTATTGGTTCCGAACTTTCGGTGAATCCGGTGGCGCACGACGCGCTCCAGAATCGCCATACTTGCGTCTCGCTTACGGTGCAACCACAGGGACTTTCAACACCTATGAAACAGGTTTTGAGAAGCCAACCGGCGACCCGATCGTCGCAGCTTCACAGTCTCCTGAGGCTCTACCGCAGAAGGACGTTAGCTTCCTGACAAACCAGATGGAAATGGAACTCGAAGTCGACACGGCTGCTGAGTTATTTGTTTCTGGCTTATACGGAACTGACAACACTCTCTCTGGCGTTAGCCAGTGGAGCGATTTCGCGAACTCCGACCCTGTCGGAGACTTCGACACAGCCAAAGGTGTGGTGCGTAAGAACACTGGCACCGAGCCACGTCGAGCAATTATGGGTATCGAAACTTGGAACGACTTGAAAGAGCACCCGCTCATTCTCGACAAGTACAAGCACACCCAGAGCGGGATTATGACGGAGGCACTTGTAGCCGCTGCACTTGGCGTCGATGAAATCATCGTCGGCAAAACAGCCAAGAACACGGCTAATGAGGGTCAGACGTTTGTCGGCGCAAATGTTTGGGGAGACAACTGTCTGCTCATTCCTGCGATTGACGCTCCCGCACTGGAAACCCCGGCAGCGGCTTATACCTACGTTTGGGACGAAGTCGGCAACGTGCCGTGGGCAGTTCAGCAGTATCGAGACGAAACAATCCGTGGCAACGTCGCCCGGATCCTAACGCACACTGACCGCAAGGTCACAAGTGCGCAGTCTGGATACCTGTTTATTGATACCTCAGACTAAACATTGAAGTCGAATAGGGAACGCCAAATGTTTGAGGCATACAGAGCAAATCGCCGGTTCGTGTGGGACGGCTGGATCTTCGCACCAAAAGCGGGGACACATACGTCTACCTTTCAAGTAGTTGAAGGTCTAGCCGCCACCGAACAGGCAGCAAATTTCAAGCAGCAAGGATGCTGGGATGAACGGTCATGCGACCCTGAACGATACGGTGGTGATATATGGATCGTGCCAGCGGGACACCCGCGCAAGGACGCCATTATTAGCCGCAATAAAGTTCGGGGTGACGCCTCAATCGCTAATGCTGACGACTTGCTGACCGAAGATAAATATAAAAGGCTTCTCGCTCCGCCAGAAATGGCTGCTCGGGTCTAGCCGGGAAGAAATGTAATGACTAGACCAGTTGTAAACAGGGAACGTGGAAGAACCGTTCAAGGATCTAGCGAGCGCAAGGGTGTTCTCGGTTCGGTCACTTGGACAGTCGGAGCCGAATCCACTAACGCCATTACGGTATCAGGGCAGGCACTCGACGAAGCAGGGAACGCCATGGCGGAAGCCTGCGCATTCTCTTGGTATTGGGCTAATGACTCGGCGGGTCTAACCCCGACGACGACCGCCCACGATGGAGGCACAGCCGCAGGCACAGACGGCGCAATCATCGAGCAGGTCACAGACCTGTCAGGGATTGCAGTCACCGAAGCCGACGGCGACATTGATATTGTGGCAACCGACGCAGGGGCGTTCACGACTTACCTCGTAGCGATCAACCCTGACGGCACTCTTTCGGTGTCAGGCGCAGTAACACACGCAGCGTAATTCAAAAGCCCGGGTGGAAAATTTCCCCGCCCGGGCAATACTTTTTTCCCTGAGGGTAAATAAATGGTTCGACTTATCAAAACAACCGTAAAAAATCCGGGCGGTTTTTCAGTCCGGGTTGAACCGAATGCAACAGACCCGGCGGGCAAACCACGATATGTGGAGTTGTCGCATGAGCCAGCCGAACTAGACGACGCTGATGCTCAACACATCCTCAACACTTACCCGGGCAAGGTCGAGGAAATTATCGTGGAAGTAGAGGTGGAGGCTAAGCCAAAGCGCAGGCGTCCCAAACTTTTTAAGCCTCGTAAAAAAACCTAAATTGTGAGACGGGCACATCGTGATCTATGTAAAAAAGGCGACATCAAATGAAGGGGCTTACGCTGTCAGGCTTGACGAGGATCCTGCCCGGTACGTGCAGATCACGTCGGAGCCGCAGGGCTTCCCAAACGATATAGCCAACCATCTGTTACAGACACACGCCAAGTTTGTCGTACAGGTAAATGCTCCGGTAGTGGACGCAACGCCCGCTGTGGCGTCCACAGGGCGGCTAAGATGTCCAGCAAGCGGTTGCGAAAAGACTTATGCTAACGAGACAACGTTGAACCGACACATCAACGCTACTGATAATCACAAATAGCAATCGACCGAATTTGGTCGGAGGACGAGACAATGGCTGGCACGTTAACGTATGAGGACAATAAGCCGAACTCAAAGGCTGCGATAGGGTCTGTGGTTATTTCGTGGACGGGCACGGCTGGCGGTGCAGTTAGCGGGAACTCAGTACCTTTTAACGGACGCATTGAACGCGTTGTCACTAACCCTACGGATGGACCAACAGCAAACTACGACATCACACTCGATGACGCCGACGGTCTGGATCTCGCTCAGGGCTTGCTGGCGAACCGGCACACGACCAACAGCGAGGAAGTCACTCCGCTCATAGGTACTTACCACCTTGTCCCGTACAGGGGTCTGATCACTCCGACTGTGGCAAATTCGGGTTCATCTAAATCAGGCACAATCACGATCTACTACTCGTAGGATTCAGCATGGCAATCGACAGCAATTCATACTGTGCAATAACAGACCTTGAGCGACGCATTTCAGACCTGCTCGTCGGGAATGTATTTACCACAGGGACTCGCCCGACGCTGGCGCAGGCGGAGCAAATGGTTGACGACGTGGCGGCAGAGATAAATAACGCCTTGATCGTCGCTGGATTTGTCGCTCCGATCGTTGTAGGTGACGATCCATTCCCTCATGCATCTGCGGTCGCTGCAAACAGCGCAGGCGCAGCGGTCAAAGTTATGAATACGTTTCCCTCGGAATCTTGGGATCCCAACGCTCCCGAGCCGACCCGCAACCGGATCTCAGGATTTGCGGCAGAATACAAATCATTTCTGGATAAGATCGAAGAAAATAAAATCAAGGCAACTCGATCAACAGGTGTGACTGGTTTATTTATTGTCGGAGCAGCCCGAAGCCGTAAGACAGGCAACCTCAATACGCCTGCTTTCACCCGGGACATGATGGACTTCCCGGGCAGGGTGTCGAGGGCTGACAGTACACAATGACACACGCTACCGTCCAGACGGCTGCGCTGGCGGTGTTGCGTAAGCTGTCCGAGTTCGACGCTGACAACTCATCAGAGAATGATTACCGGATCCTTGCCAACGGCAAGGCGTATCACGCAGTCCTGCGTCGGGGATCTAGTGACAACCGATCCATGCAGGACGTCCCTGCTAATGGTGTTTATCAGAGGCGTTCTGACCGTCAGGTAATAATCGAGGTCTATTGCCTCTACTCCGTGGACTCTCTGACGACACGGGCGCAGTTAAACACGATTACGCAAACCATCCTAGACCATTTCGATAAGTGGCCAAACCTCGACCAAACAGCAGGCGTAGTCGAAACCGATGCTGACAACACATCCCGACCCGAGGACACGATTCTTGGCGGGTCGAATTACCTGACCCAAACCATCGAACTAAATGTGATCGAGTTAGAGGTGGTGACGTTAGCATGAGTTACGCAGGGGTGCAGACTAAAGCCCTGACGCTTTTGCAGGGTATGAGCCAATTCGATTCCAACAATTCAGCCGAGTCTGATTTCAGACTGTTAGCCGCAGGAAAATCCTCTTATGGAATACTGCTCAAAGGCTCGACGGGTAAGCCGGGATCCTCGGGTCAGCTTGACATAAGAGACGACAACTATTCATATAAAAGGCGTGACGACTACACGGTTGAGATCCACGTATTTGCTCATTTCGCTGTCGATCAGTTAGCAACCCGGGCGGCAGTCACAACCCTTGCTGATGCAGTAACGGCACACTTCGATAAATACCCAGACCTTGACGACCACGACGGTATCATAGATAGTCGTATTGACGTCGTCGGCGAACCCGACGAGTGGACTGTGGGAACAGGTAGTTACTGGCGACAGGTAATCAACCTTGAAGTAGTCGAGATCTCGACGGTCTATATGGAGGAGAATCAAAGTGGCACGATCGCACGGTGGAATGGCTTATCTTTCTGGGATGGAACAGAGGCTTGGGGAGCAGGTATGGCTGGCTTGGTTTTTCGGTGGAATGGCGAAGGTCTTTGGGACGGATCGGATGGTTGGCACTAATGGGATTTGATTACGACTTAGAGCGCAGGGGAGGTGAGGGCTTAAGCAAGGCTGAAACGATTATTGCAGGGCAAGCGAACAGAGCCTTGCGGGACATCGGTCAGGTGTTTACGCCTGCACTCAAGGCAAACACTCCCCGGGCTACGGGGAAACTTGCCAACTCGTCACGCTTTCAACTTGTCGGATCTAATAAGAATCAAGCTGTGGAAGTACGGCAAGGCGCAAGGACGCCAGACGGTGCTTTCTACGGCATGTTTGTGAGGGGTGGTACGAGACCTCACGAAATTCGCCCAAAGAAAAAGGGCGGAGTTCTAGTTTTCAAAATCGGTGGGCGGACTATCTTCGCGAAGAAGGTCAATCACCCGGGAACGAAAGCAAACCCGTATCATGTAGAAACGGAACGTCAAACAAGCGGTGAGATTGCTGAGATTATTTCTCGGACGGGCGTCGAAATCGCATCAAAACTTATGGGATAAGTAAATGGCAAACACAAGATTTCCGGGGAAAGATACGCACTTTGCGATCGCAGACGCCGGTGGAACCAGCCGAGTCCTGACAGGTCTTACGTCTGTCACAGGTCTCCCGGGTGAAATGGAACACTACGACGCAACGGCTGTGGGCGACGCAGGGCGCAAGCATGTGGCAGGGTTAGCGAACGTCACAATTACGATTGAAGGTTGGTACGATAACACAGCCACCACAGGGTCACAGGTTGTGCTGTCAGGGTTGGCAGCAGTCCGAAACACCGACGCTGAAAAAGCGATCATCTATGGCCCATCCGGTAGCACTAGCGGGATGGAAAAATTTACAGCAACCGTGAAGATGAAAACGCTTGAATATCCAGCGGCACTCGGCGACCTCGTCAAGTTCCGGTGCGATTTACTTGTTCAAGGTGCAGTAACACATACAACATTCTAGCGAGGGACTATGAAAATCACCGAGACGGGGATTGACTCAGGTGGGATTCAGCTTATAAAGGTCGAGTTCGATGACGGTCAATGGTGGGAGTTTAGGCAGGAAATAAATTGGGGCACATCCCGGCAGATCCGAAAGGTGTTGTCAGGGATAGATATGGCAGACCCGGATATTGACGCAGCGCATGAGGCGCAGGTTTTACGGGTAGCTGGCTCCACGGAATCTTGGTCGTTCAAACTCCCTGTTTCCATATCGTCGATCGACCGGGTCGCTGACTGGCGGGTCAGGTCGGTTCTTACATACATGGTAGAGAGACACAGTATTGGAGGGATTACTGATGAAACAAAAAAAGCCTCAGGCTGGCGTTTATTTTTCGGTCGGATCTTCCAGAGGAATTCGCAGAAGTAGCGTCATATGTGAATTTGCTCGACGCAGGCGTCGTCAGCCCTTACACAATGCCCGAGGTAGAGCGTAGATCCCAGACGTGGGTTCACAGGCTCTACGCTTACAAATCAATTCGTGAAGAAGTACGGATAGCGCAAGCAGCATGACAAGCAATAACACACAGGATCTAATCTTCAAGGCAAAGTTTGAGGACGACGCCAGCGAGGATATTCAGAATCTTGACAAGGATGTAGAGGGTCTTGACTCATCAATGGGCGGGCTTTCAATGTCTGCGGTCACAGCTGGTCTTGCAATGTTCGGCGTCGGTGTCGGAGTTCAGCAGGTAATATCAGGATCCGTTGAAGCGCATAAACGGATAGTTGCAACTAAAGCGTTGATCAGCTTGCTCCCCGAGTCTGCTCGATCTGCATTAAATGATCTCGCTCCGTTCTATGAAGAGATTGGCAACACTGTTGGAGCCACGAACCTCGAAGTAGAGGAAACTGCAGTGGCTATCACTACCGCATCAGGCGGTATCGCCCCGTCAGTGGAGGAATTGGCGCTCGCTTACGATCTGATAGCCGCAACAGGCACAGACAGCGCAACAGCCGCCGCCGCCATTGGCGAGGCTCTCCGGGGCAATATGGAGCCATTACAGTCACTCTTGGGCGACAAGTACAACCTCCACGAATTGGAAGAAGTCATGGGAGACTTGGCGGGAACTGCCGCCGAAGCAAAGACGCCCATTGATGACGTGACAGCAGCGTTTAGGGAATGGAACGAAGAATTAGCCACAACCGAAGGGCAAAAAGATGCGGCGATTGATGTCATCGCTGCGATGATTCCGGGTGGCACGGCTCTGCTCGACGCTAAAAATCTTTGGGACATGTATTGGAGTGCCATGAGGGGAGAGGATGGCGAGGATCCCGACGCTCCTGAGGTCGAAAAGCCTCCGCTCGAAATGAGTGGCGGCGGCATGGGAGGCGGCATGATACCCAAGGCTGTGGAGCAGGCGTTGATACAAGAAGGCGTCTACGGTGTGGGAGCGGCTGGCGCAGGTGCTATGGCGACAGGATCTCAACCCGTGTCTGTGGGAATTACAATCAACGGTGATGTTGACTCTGCGCAGCGAGTCGCCGTGATTATGCGACAGGTGGAAATGGCTCAGCGAAATATGTACAGGGGCACAATCAACACAATGGGCATTGACCCCAGAATGTTCCCAAACTAATGCCTAGCCCATTTATTGAATACCACATAGATTTCGACGAGGACAAAATTCTCGAATCTGACGAGGAAGTCTCAGAGGATCTGAAAGCCGTACTTCTAACCCGTGGAAAGGATATTCAAAACCACCGTGCGCCTGCGGCTACGCTGCTGACGTCCATGCACAACTACGACGGGAAATACTCCCCGAGTAACGCGTCGTCACCGCTGCACCCTTTTCAACTCCCGGGTCCAGATGTCCGTTTTAGAATGGCATATCCATATGACTCGTTTACCGATACCGATGGCACCGACTTAAATGGGCGGGCTTTGCCAAGAGCAGACTTACAAACTGTCTCCGAGGATGGGTGGAGCGCATGGGCTGGATCTGCGGACTTTGAAATCAGGTCAAATCACATCGAATTGTCGTCAAAGACCGGGACTGACAAGGTTTGCGTTCTAGATTTTGAGACCGCCAACGCTCGGATCGGTGCAGACGTAATGCTTGATACTGGAACGAGTTATCCATATGTCTGCGATATGTTCGTTTTCAGATACACAAACACAAGCAATTACAATCATGCTTATGTTTATTTTGAAAGTGCATCATCTTGGTATTTTAGGGTTGCGACTATCGTGTCTGGATCTCGGACAATCGCCACCCCTGTCGTTACCTACAACCTCAAAGACGCCATCTGGGACAAAGGCGAATCTGCCCGTGTGGAAATAGGATTCCAAGATGAAGAAGTCCTAATTTGGTGTAATGATTACGCAGTCGCCGAATTCTCTGGCATAAGCGCAAACCTCACAGCGACCAAGCACGGGATTGGCGGCAAGGATTTTAGTGGGGTGGCGAATAGCGGGTCAGCGGGATCTCGGTCAGTACAGTGGGATAATTTCGGCGGCTGGAATACAGCATTCTCGGGGAGGACTGACTCGGTCGAACCAACACCGGGCATTGACGCCGAGGCGAACATAATGTCGTGGGATGATTTCGAGCGGCTAAACCGTCACCCTGTTTTCAAAACAGCCGAGGCGACCAAGACGGCAAAGCAACTCATAGATATTGTCCTTGAGGCTGGCGACGTCCCCGGAGATCGTCCGTTATTAAACGGCGGGACTCCCGTCACAGACTTGCTCACGATCGCTGATACGGGTGAAACTCTCATAGCTGACTTTTCAAAAGCTATGGGACTCACAGCTCTCGGCGAGTTATACCAAATTCAAGACGACGACGTCGGATTTATCTGGATCGACGGGCGTGGCACTTTTAGATATGAGGCGACTAATCACAGGGCGGCGGCACCACACGATACTCATGCGGCTTCGTGGGGTGCAGTGTCGGGATCTGCTCCGTCGATTTCTATGGAGCCCAAGTCTAAATGGATGGATGGGAAAGACGTTATTGAAAACGAAGTTTTCTTTCGATTCAACAGGGCTAGTGTGTCACTCGGTGCTACGGTGTGGATTTTAGAAGTCGACGATAACCCTGATATGCAAGGTGCTCAATCGTCAACTTTGGGGGGTTATCGTATGGTCGAGATCACCGCCCTTTCTGGCGGCGACACGCTCGGCAATATCAGGAATCCTATCCCGGGCTCAGGCTATACGATTTTTCAGAACGCTGATGGCACGGGCGTAAATTTCCTCACGCCTCTTGCGAGCGAGACCGGCACGGTGTCGATGGTAAACGCTCCCGGGACGACAGTGTGGCTTGACGATACCGGTCAGGACTTCACTGACTCCACGTCGGTCGGTGCAGGAACTTTTACGAGGATGGGGCAGTTCATAACTGTTCGTGATAACTCTGGGAGTACGGCGGTTGGTTTCGCAAAATATGGCGACGTCGACGGCGACGGAACGAAGGTGAACATCACAGACTGGCCACAGGATTACGAAAATGCAGGGGCACATGGGACTCCCGGCTGGCTCGCAAAGGATGACGGATTTTCCAGCGTCGACACGCCACTTACTTATGACGTGATGCTTGCAGCAGCCTACATTCTTCCGGGCTTCGAGGGTGAGACTTCAATAATTAGATACCTTGTTTACGATACTGCTGAAAATTCACATTTTCTGACCTCCGCCCTGTTAGTTGCTGACAAGACGGTTGACTCAAACCCGACAGCAGCAAGAGCCTCAGACTCTACGTCGCAGGCGAAATTTGGACGCCGTCGTGAGGATCACACAACGAAGTATATTGATACATGGAATATGGCTCAGAGCAGGGCTAACGCCCGGCTTGCAGCGAGGAAAGATGAGCGGGAGAGGTTCACGGTGACCCTAAATAATCTCGATAAGTATAACCTTATGGAAATCATGTATCGTGATGTGAGCGACCGGATACGGATCAGCATTCCAGAGATGGGGATCTCGAATCAGGATTATTATATTGAAAACTACATTATGAATTTGACTCAATCAGGTAAGTTCTTGACAATGACTTATACAGTCTCGAAGGTGGTCTAATGGCAAACGCATCATCAGCGGTGGCAGCGATCGACGCAGTCGTCCACACGCAATACAACAATCTGCGCTTAGATGCTATTGGACCATACGATGCTGACCGGGTGTGGAACGATAATCAGAAAGCCATATTCGGGACAGGCAGCGACGCATTCATAGCGTATGACGGGACAAACCTAGTCGTAGATCCCAAGCTTGTGGGTAGCGGCGTCATGTCTGTTCTTGGCTCGATAACGCTTGAAACGTCAGCGTCTTTGAATGTTTCGAGCGACGAGATTTTATCTGATTCCTCTGGCACGATGACCCTCAAGAATATCGACGCACTTGACGCCACCACAGAGGCGACGATTGAGGCAGCGATAGACACACTAGGGAGCCTGTCGTCAGCGTCGGCTCTGACGACTGTGGGCACCATAGGCACGGGTGTGTGGCAGGGGACTGCAATCGCCAGCGCATATATTGGGTCACATACACATACTGAATCACAGATTTCAAACCTCGGTACGGCGATCGCTTTGGTCGCAGATAATCTCAGCGTATTTGCTGCGACAACGTCGGCACAACTTCGGGGCGTAGTTTCTGATGAGACCGGCACGGGATCCCTAGTATTTGCAACCTCGCCAACATTGGTAACCCCGGCACTCGGAACCCCGGCGTCTGGCGTCGCAACGAACTTGACCGGCACGGCTGCAAGTCTTACCGCAGGAAACGTGACAACCAATGCAAACTTGACTGGTCATGTTACATCCGTTGGGAATGCTGCCGTGCTTGGCTCATTTACATCAGCACAACTTCGTACAGCACTCTCTGACGAGACGGGAACGGCTGCGGCGGTCTTTGCAAGCTCTCCGACGCTTGTGACGCCTGCGCTCGGCACTCCGTCCGCCCTTGTGGGAACAAATATCACCGGCACGGCTGCAAACCTGACAGCAGGCACAGTCACAACCAATGCAAACCTTACAGGACACGTGACCTCCTCAGGGAATGCTGCCGTGCTTGGCTCTTTCACGAAGGCGCAATTATCATCGGCGGTCTCTGACGGAACGGTGTTGTATTCCGGGGACGCTACATCTTACGTTGATGCTGATGCTATCGCTGCGGTTGAGGGTGAAGGAACTCTGGTTCTTCAATCCGGGGCTACCATCGGCGGATCTGTCGCTGCGACCGTGGGGAACAAACTCAGCGCATTTGCAGCAACGACATCAGCAGAACTTCGAGGCGTGATCTCCAACGAGACCGGCACAGGGGCTTTGGTGTTCGGGACTTCCCCGACACTTGTGACGCCTGCGCTCGGCACGCCTGCATCCGGTGTGGCGACGAACCTGACGGGTACGGCGGCGAGCCTTACCGCCGGGAATGTAACAACGAACGCTAACCTGACAGGGCATGTGACCTCCACAGGCAACGCAGCGGTGCTGGGATCGTTTACTAAGTCGCAACTATCAACAGCGGTTTCTGACGGAACGCCATTGTATTCAGGGGATGTAGGAACTTATACGGCTGGCGACGGTCTTGACGTAACAGGCGGTGGAGAATTTTCTACTGACCTAAAAGCTAACGGTGGTTTGGAAATTTCAAGCACCGAGTTATCCGTGGCTCAAGGTATTTCCCAGTATGACGTTGCGCAGTTCACAACTGGGGTAGTAGACGACGATTTCCTGCGGGTAGATGGAACGGCTGTGGAAGGACGCAGCGCATCAGAAGTCTTGTCAGATATTGGAGCCCAAGCATCTCTTACGTTCGGAATTTCAAACACCAATGCGGTCAAGGTAGACGCAGCAGATGTTGCTGACGATGAATACGCTAGATTTACGGCTAACGGATTGGAAAGTCGGGCAACATCAGAAGTCTTGTCAGATATTGGAGCCCAAGCATCTCTTACGTTCGGAATTTCAAACACCAATGCGGTGAAGATAGATGCAGCAGATGTGGCTGACGATGAATACGCAAGATTTACCGCTAACGGATTGGAAAGTCGTACAGCGGCGGAAGTTGCAGCAGCCATTGAAGGGAGTATTGATGCGGTAGGGGCTTTGGACGGAGGCTCTATAACTTCTAACTTTGGAAACATTGATATTGGTGCAAGTACATT